ACCATGAACATCTACGGGATGGAATCGCCGTCCGATGTTCGCAGATCGGCCACGCAAGGAATGCAGAGCGTGCTTAATGTAATGAGGAGGGCTCAGCGCCATGGCTAGTTTTTTGGAAGAAAGGCTCTCGTTGAATGTTCGAGAGGGTGCTAGTTACACTGAGGACTATTCGGTTGAAATCACAACGACAGCGAGTGATGCCGAGTACCGGGTGTTGCGTCATGGTTTCCCGAAACGCAAGTGGACAATCAACTTCACCCTGACCAGAGACAACATGGGTCGACTGGTGAAGGACCTGTACGACCGTGTGTTTGGTAAGTTTGCAGGGTTTCGAGTCAAATGCCTTGACGATTTCACCAGTGCTGTTGACGGTATGTCCTCCCCGACAAAAGATGACCAGACTTTGCAGTATGTATCGAGTGGGGTATATCAACTGCGCAAGGTGTACGGCCTGAGTGCCCCTGGTTTGGGTGTGGGTCGCCCATCTAGGACGATCTACAAGCCTGTGGCGGGCACGGTGATTGTCGCCAAGAACGGTACCCTGTTGAGTTCCGGTGTGAGTGTGGACACAACAACTGGTCTGGTGACCATATCCCCTGCCCCCTCGTATCCCGCAGATACAATCACTGCAGGGTTCGAATTCGACCTACCGTGTAGATTTGATTCCAGTTTCGCAAGTCACGCACTTTCGAGCGATTTGCGAGATTGTGGAAGCATCGATATTGTGGAGTTGTTGTCACCATGAAAGCGTCAGTTGCAGATTACAGGTTTCGCGTGTTGTGCATGCGCATTGTGCCAACAACAGGCTCGCCTATTTATCTAACAGATTACCCAACAAATCTGGTGATGAATTCGCACACCTACTTGAGCACCAACGGGTATCAGTTCTCAGGTTACAACGCAGAGGCCGGGTTTTCTCCTTCCTCCATTGACCTAGAAGGAATCGCTGGTGCTGCTGGTATTTCGCGTGCTCAGATCGGTAGCGGCCTTTTTGACGGTGCCCGTTGCTATGCCTTTGCCACCACGTGGAGCAATCCCGTTGAAGACCAAGAACCGATCGTTGCTGGGATTTTTGGACAAGCTTCTTTGATGGACAATCGATATACCATAAATGGTATGTCATTGGTAGATGCGTTGAACCAATCTGTTGGGGACATCTACACACCTTCGTGCCCGAAGGTTTTCTGCGGCCAAGAATATGGCGGGTGCAAAGCGAACCTTGCTGCAAACACAGTGACTGGAACGCTAACAGCCGTGGCTAGTGGTTCTATTTTCACAGATTCAAGCCGATTGGAAGCAGCAGATACTTTTGGTGCAGGAACAATTCAATTCACAAGCGGACCAAACGCAGGATTTAAGCCACAAGAAATCAAATCGTTTTCTGGTGGAGTGATAGAGGTGTTCGAATCGTTTTACTATCTCCCTGCTGTGGGTAATACCTATAGCATGGTGCGTGGGTGCAGAAAGACAATTGCAGCGTGTCAAGCGCGAGTCGGTGGAAGTAACATAGTCAATTTTGGTGGCTTTCCGTGGATTCCAACCGGAAGCACATACGCAACATTTGGAACAGGCTAATGCTTACCAGTGAGATTGTTGCTGCTGCTAGACAGTGCTTGGGTACACCTTTTGTGCATCAAGGTCGTGTTGTTGGTGTCGGCCTAGACTGCGCTGGTGTTTGTTGCCATGTAGCGGGCTCTTTCGGACTCGATGTGGTTGAGGTGCAGGGGTACGGGGAAACTCCCAACAAAGGTATGTTGGAACAAGCGTTGGACATGCAGGATTATTTGATGGTTGTTGAGGACATGCGACCTGGGGATATTCTGTTGATGCGCTTTTTCTCAGAACCACAGCATTTGGCTATCCTAACTGAAGACAACACCATTATTCATGCATATGAAACAATCGGTTCGTGTGTTGAACATGGTCTGGATGATCGCTGGTTATCTCGTATTGTTCGAATCTATAGATTTAAGGATGCCGTATGAGTTCTGCTGGGCAAATTGCTGGTGCTATTGTTGGTGGTGTGATTGGGTTTTTTGCTGGATACCCATTTTTAGGCGCTCAACTGGGTATGCTCCTTGGTGGATCTATTAACCCACCAAAAGGTCCAACCACCTATGGTCCAACACTGTCCGACCTCACTGTGCAAACCAGCACCTATGGTGCTGCAATTCCTCGTGGCTACGGAGCATTCAGTGTTGTTGGCAATATCTTTTGGTTAGAGAACAACCAGTTAAAGGCAACTGTCACGAAGAAAAAATCCGGTGGTGGTAAGGGTGGTGGAAAAAAGACAACCACTGTCACAACTACCTACTCTGCAACCTTCGCTGTCGGATTGTGCAAAGGCCCGATCGTTGGTGTTCGCCGCATTTGGATAGGTCCAACACTCATCTACGATGCTACGAGCAGTGATCCAAGCACGATCGCAGCGAGCAATTCTGCTGCCAGTGGTTTTGTTGTCTACACGGGAACAGACACCCAACAACCAGACACTCGTATGCAGGCCACACTTGGTGTTGCCAACACTCCAGCATGGCGCGGCTTGGCGTACATCGTCTTCTATGATTTGCAGTTGGCCAACTATGGAAACAGTTTGGCTGGGGCTCAGGTGAAAGTGGAAGTCCTCACGCTAGGCGCAACCTACAGTTACACCTACAACGCCGTCACCACGCCGGGTGGCTACAATTTCGGTCGCAGCGCTTGGAACGGTAGCGTTTTTTGCGCCATCTCTGGGACATCCTCCGGTGTATGCTGGACTTCGCCCGATGGCGTTACCTGGACCCCACGGACGATGCCGGAAACCAACTCCTGGGCAGACATCGCAAGCAACGGCAGTCTGTTCGTTGTGCTAGTGCTGGATTGGCACGTTAATTACTGCTACACCTCGCCAGACGGAATCAACTGGACGAAACGATATTTCCAGTTTCCGAGCGTCACGGCTGGATACCACACACGCATCATCTGGAACGGCGCTAAATTCCTCGTCGGAACTGACGACGCAGGCTATGTCCCATTCGAGACCTCGCCAGACGGAATCACATGGTCCTCCCAAACATCACCATACAGTGGGGTAACAAACTGCTTGGCGTGGAATGGCTCTAAATTCCTCGCCGTGCACAACTCCCAATTTTGGACATCGCCCAGTGGAAATGCGGGAACATGGACACTAGCCTATACTGACCCTGGCGGCGTAATCAACTGGAACAGCGCGACAGCGAAGGGAAACCTGTTTTGTGTCGCCAGTGGTGATGGTGGTAGACCAACATGTACATCACCAGATGGAGTCACGTGGACGAAGACCACACAATCGTTTCCTACGAACCTAAACGGGTTGGCAACAGATGGGAGAGTCTTTCTCGCTGGATCGAGCGACCGCTACTACACGTCGCCAGATGGCGTCACATGGAGTTACACGGCCGTCACCCCGTCCGGTCACTACTCCTACCCATGTTTCAACGGCGCACAATTTCTGCTGCTGGTTCCAACCACCACCAAAGGAATTCTCGTTACCCCGAGCTTCATTTCTGCGATTCAACCTACTTTATCCCAAGTAGTATCTGGTGAGTGTTTGCTTTCTGGCAATCTAAACTCTGGAGACATTGATACGACCTTGCTTTCTTCAAATGTTACTGGATACAGAATCGGTCAACAGGGTTCTATCAGAAACTCACTGGAACCACTACAAACAGCTTTCCCGTTTGATGTGGTTCAAAGAGGGTACAAGATCAAGTTCATCCCGCGTGGGAATTCTGCTGTGATGACCATTGCTGCGGCAGACTTGGATGCACATTCGTCAAAAGACAAACCAGGAGTTCAAATCACTACAAAGCGAGAGGTGGACAGCCAGTTACCGAGACGTGTAATTGTCAAATTCCTGGACATGGATCGCGAGTATGACGTTGGTTCTCAATACGCAGAAAGGTTAAATACATCCGCAATCAACGAAAAGACAGTTGATCTTCCGATCGTATTCAACTCAACAGATGCCGCCGGAAAGGCTCAGATCATTCTCTATTCAGCGTGGTTGGAACGCACCGACATACAGTTCAACCTCCCATCAACCTACAACGCATTGGAACCTGCAGATGTTGTAAATCTACCAACACCTGAAGGTGTAATTGCTGTGCGCTTAGTCGGCATCAGTTACACAAGCGACCACAGGCTCGAATGCAAGGCCAAGGTCAACGTCGCAGCCGTTTACACCCCAAATGCCGTTGGCGTTGCCGGTGCCGTTACTGGGCAAACAACGCTTGTCCCTGTGGGTGCATCTACATACCTCTTGCTCGATCTTCCGAGGATGTCTGACTCTCAAGCCGATCCTTGTTTGTTGTTGGCAATGACGGGAGTCAAAGCCGGTTGGAAGGGTGGCTCGTTGTTCCAGAGCACGGACTCTGGTTCGACGTGGGCAGATATTTATGATGTTGGTGCCCCTGGTTCAACCATGGGTATAGCCACGAACTCGATCGGTGCTGTTGAGCAGCGTATGAAGGACAGCGGTAGTTCTTTGTCGGTAAAACTCACCCAAGGTTCTTTGTCCAGCATCACAGAACTGGCAATGTTGGCAGGAGGAAACCATTTTGCCTATGGAGTTAACGGCAGGTGGGAAATCATCGCTGCACAAACATGTACTCTGGTGAGTGGAACAACCTATACGTTGACAAACCTGCTTCGTGGTAGGTATGGGACAGAGCAGTACATGGGTTCTCATGTCAATGGTGATAGCGTTGTCCTGCTTGATTCCACGACGCTATCTTTGCTGAGCATGAGTAGTTCGGTTATAGGGCTTTCTAGGTTGTATAGAGGGATTACTTTCGACCGAGACATTAGCACGGATTCTAATCTGTCTTTCTCCTACAACGCAATCAATCTAAAACCACTCTCTCCTGTTTATCTTACCGGAGATAGAGACAACGGTTTTGACTGGAATCTTTCGTGGTTGCGTCGGACCAGAGCGAATGCTGAGTGGATGGACAGTGTGGATGCCCCGTTGGGTGAAACTTCTGAAGCATACCAAATAGATGTGTTCTCTGATGGAACATACACTTCTGTGAAGCGCACCATTTCCACAACATCACCAAACACCATTTACAGTAGTTCGAATCAAATAGCAGATTTTGGCAGTAACCAATCGACCTTGTATTTAAAGATATACCAGATGTCGGAAGTTGTTGGTCGCGGCTACCCACTAACCCAATCAATCACGAGATAACAAAATGAGTAATAAAACATCGCTACTTGATCTGATTTATCAGTCGCAAAGTAGCAAAGAGACCACTGCCAACAACCTGTTTGATGCTGCGAGTCCGGCCATGCTTTTTGGTAGGCGAGCATCTCTTTGTTCAGGTTTGAACTGGTTCTACTACGGTGGATACATGTTGGTTGATGGGGTGTTGACTGCGATTGCAAACAATGCAGCGGCCCTCGCACTTACTGCCAGCAGCAACAACTACATCGAGGCTACCCGCGCAGGTGTGGTTAGTGCCAATACCACTGGTTTTACTCCGGGTCGTATTCCGCTATACCTTGCGGTTACCTCAACTTCAACGGTCAGTGACTACACCGATTACAGACCATGGGTTCAGCCTGTGGCCGTTACGAGCAAAGCCAGTGTTGCTGTGACCACTGCTGACTACACCTTGTCTGCCGCAGAAGCTCGGTGCGGATACCTAACCACAACTGGAGCTTTGACTGGTAACAGAAATGTGATTGTTCCCAATGATTGGCAGGGTATTGTTTTCTGCAACAACACTGGAGCCTTCACAACCACGTTCAAAACTCAGTCTGGTACCGGCATTGTTGTGGCTCAAGGTAAGCGTGCTGTGTTGTTTGCAGATGGTACAAACGTTGTCCGTATTACGGGAGATACCTAATGGTTGATCCATCCACCCAGTCTGCGGTTGCGGTTGCGGTCACAGGCGCAGGCATAACTGTTTTTGGTGTAGCACTAGGGCTACACCCAGAATTGTTGCTGGCCGGTTTCTGTGGCGCAATGTGGTCGTTGTCGATTTGTGATCCGATGCCAGCTCTTAGGCGCATCACAGTTTCCACAATTTCTACTTTTGTAGCTGGATACCTCACACCAGCACTGTCGGCTGTTGTACTAGCCCACAATGTAAGCTGGTTGCCACCAAACTTAACTGGAGAAATCGTTCAGTATCCCTTAGCTATGATGATTGGCTTTTTGTCACACCAAGTCATCGGACCATGGTTGCTGAGGGCTGCCGGTAAAAAAGCGGAGGTGACAAAATGATCCCAGATACTCCAGAATTCTGCACCCCTCTCATGCAAATAATCGTGTTTGTTTCGTCTCTCATTGTCATGTTCCTTGGTGAGCCAGCGATCAATCGCATGTCCCCGTGTTCTGGTTGGTTAACTCGACTAGCGTTCCATTGCCTCACGGTGGGCGGGGCCGGGAGTGCGCTATATGTGGCTCTCGGTGACAAACCGAATTGGCCGGAGACGATTATTGTTTCGGGTATTGCCCTTCTTTTGGTGAGAGATAGATTGCGTCCTCGTGTACGAGGAGATAGGCGAGCCCCGATACCTTTTAATGGACAAGTTGGAGGAGTGAAATGAGCACAAAGCAATCGCCGTCGAAGACAAGCGAT